ATGGATGAAATACAAAAAATATATCATGATATATCAACTGTTGACGATATAAATAAATACTTATCTAATACCGACGATGGAGAATCTGGGATTATTGAATTTAAAGCAGTTGATCGTTTAAGTGATGAAAAGGATAAAAGTAAAAAAGCAAACTTTAGGGCAAAAATAGCTAAGGAAATGTGTGCTTTTGCTAATTCTGAGGGAGGTATTTTAGTTGTTGGCGTTAAGGTTGAAAACGGAAAAGTCGTGCCATCATGTAAAGAACCAAACCTAGAGGATTTTTTAGAAAAACAAAAGATAGGTACGTATCTTGAGCCGTCTCTTAAAGGTTTGAATTTTAAGTCATTGGGTGTTGAAGACGGAAGTAATAAACCTGTTATCATTATGATTCCTAAAAGTGATTTTTTACCTCATAGAACTATTAATAATTATAGTGGCGTTGACGGTAAAAATAAGGATATTGTTGGGGAATATTTTGTTAGAGAAGGTAGTGATAGTCACAAACTACCCGAACAGCTTGTGCGAGCAATGTATTTATCTTTGGGAAGAGCTCCAAGGTTTGAAATAGTGCCTGTAATTAAATTCATAAAAGATCATAATCGTAAGGTAATAGATATTCAGGCTTTAGTCTATCCTGATAAATATAAATTTATAGATAAATATTATTTTAGTGCTAAACTAAAAATGTATGATGAGTTTTTTGATAGTATAAGTGAATATTCCTCTGGAAAAGATATTTTTGATATAAGTATTTTAATGGATGGCGAACGAAACAAAAAAATGCCAATCTACCCTTCAGATGAAGATAAATATGCTGCAGATTGTATTATTAAGATTAGACCAATGTCCGAAATTGATATATATATGCAGATCCCAAATAATGAAATAGCTCTGGATTCAAAAAAATATGATACTATTAAGTATATAATCATTGATGTTGTTTATGCTTGTGAGGGCATGTCTGCAGTAAAACGTCGATTTGGTTATGTTTTTGATGTGAAAGATTTTAAATATTATAATAGTGAGATAGGGATATATAAATTCAAATACCTGAAGAATGTTTTTTTAGATAGTAGACTTACGAATAAAATTATAGATCTAGATTCTTTTAATGAGTTTACTAAAATAGGATTCCATAATGGTAACGAGCTATTTAAAGATAGATTCGGCTTTACTGAAGAAGACTAAACTTTTCAAAATTTTTAGTGTGTGATATAGTCAGAATAGGATATATAGCTCATCACGAAAGTGGTGGGCTTTCTGTTGATTAAAAGATGTTTGGAAATATATACTCAACTATTGTCGATCATAACTATACACTCCGACTCGATAGGGTCCTAAGAAAAATAACACTCGAAAGTGTTATTTCAAATATTCTCGTTAGTTTATATATTCGTTACCTATCATCACCACTACCATGAATTTTATCGCGTTTTTGCCGACTAGCTAATTTTTCAAGATTAGTTTTTGCGATATCTTCAAGCCTGATATCGTTATAAAAGGCTAGGGCAGAAAGATACCATAAAACATCGCCAAGCTCTTTTCTAAGCTTCTCACGGTCTTCTTGTGCAGTTTCGAAAACTCCGCCCTTATCTCGAATCATCTTCTTGATTATCTCTAAAACTTCACCTGTTTCACCAGCCAACCCAAGAGCTTTTTCCATATAGCCATTGTAGCGAGCAGATTTGGTAGTAGCGCCATGTGCAACATCTGTTTGGACGGCTTGATTTTGGTATTCATTAAAATTCATTATCACTCCTTATTTTATCTCAAATTCTTTACCTTTATAATAACATTTACCGTCGATAAAATCTATATCGTTCTTTATATTATTATTTTTAAAATTCCATTTTCTGCTTTATACGCATCCATTATTCCTTCCTATTTTTTTAAATCGTAGAGTAATCATCTCAATTGGAACAACAAAAATATCCCTGCAGAATTGTACGAATGCGGGGATCTAAAAAAAACTACTTCGTTTACATGAAGCAGTTAATTCTCGTTCTGGTGACCTCACGGGGAATTGAACCCCGATTGCAAGGATGAGAACCTTGCATCTTGTGAAACGGTACGATTCGCGTAAAGTTTTAAATAATTTCTGATTGAGAATTTGTTTTCTCAAACTTATGTAGTCATTATAGCACATAGTTTTCGAAAAGTCAATACTTAATCATAAGAACTTTTCGCATTTTAACTTCTTATAGATGTCACCAAGTGAATTTTGTAAATTATGAACGTATATTTCAGTTGTATTAATCGAGGCATGTCGGAGTAAATGCTGAACTTCCTGAAGAGATGCGCCATTATTTACTAGATCAGTTGCGAAAGAGTGACGGAGTTGATGGGGATGGAAATTATCATAGCCAAATTTCTTAAATTCTTGTTTTAATTTTTTTCTTAGTGATTTTTTAGTGTAGGGTAAGCCTTGGTTTCTCTCGCTTCGCCATAAGTAGTCTGATTTGAGTAACTCTCGCTCATCGATATAATTTAATAACTCTATACCAGTTCCTGTCGTAAAATAAACATACGCCATCTTACGGCCTTTACCTAATACTACAATGCGTTTATTGAAAAAATCTATATCAGCGACACGAATATTTCTAAATTCATTAATTCTTAAGCCTGAATCAAATAATAATAAAATCATTGTTCGATGTTCAAGATTTGCGTTTTTAGCAACTTCTAAAACTTGATTCTTAGAATAATAAATATAATCTCGAATATCTTCAGGTGATCTGAAAGTTGTCATTAAGGGCGTTTTAATACCAGTCTTAATTCCCATATCTTTACACCATTTTACAAAAGTAATAACTGTTTTAATTCTGTTATTGCAAGTTTGCGGAGTATACTTTATGCCGCCAAATTCACCAGTTAGCATTGCCATTTTCCATTCAGTGAACTTTCGGGAATTAAACTCAGAAATATCAGTTATTTTTGTTTGTTGCTTAAATTTAAGTAAATTATAACGCTTTGTTTCAATTGTAGCAGGGGTAAAGCCTGCATCTAATTTACACCAGTCAATGTATAAGTTAATTTGTTTATCTATTAACATAATATATTTTCCTTTCATTGAATTTTAAATGATTTTATTGATATTCTTTAAATGATATTCTTTAAGCTATTTCTCAATTTAAAAAATGAAAAAATCTAATAATTGCAGCTTAAATAAATTTGCTAAAAATTGCATTATATTTTGTGATATTTTACATAATTTGCCCTTTATTTTCTTATAATTTTATTTATTGTAGAATATTATATAATAATTTAGAGTAAACGCAACAAAACGAGCGAATTGCTCGCAACTTAAATTTTTAACTAATTTTTAAAACTTTATCTATTGTAATTTAGCAAAACGTTTTTTCATTTGTTGAAATTTAGCGTAACCCGCGCTATTAAAATCTCGCTCAAATTGATTAATTTCTTCATTCTTTCGCTTATCTTCTCGTTTTTTAGCTAATTTACTTTTTAGACGCGCCAAAAAACCACGAATAATGTCTAATGTCTTATTTGCGTTTTTATTACTCCAGATCGAGGCAAAGTATTTTTGTTTATCACGAATTCTGCCTTGTTTTTGCATAATTTTTACCATTTTTACAGATTGGGCGAAAAGTTTTGGTTCTTGCTTTTGCCATTTACGGAAAAGAGGTAGGAAATTATGATTACTAATTAAAGATAAGGCTTCATCGCCAAGCTTTAATTTTAAAGTTTGTAAAGATTTTGGATTCATAAATCTGCTTTCAATATTAAAATTAGTATTATCAAAAGCTTGAGACTTTTTATTTTAAAACAAAAAAGCCCCTATCGCCGAGCTAACGGCGTGAGGCATTTTTGGATCCATGTAAATCTCTTTAATTATATCAAACTAGAGTGAAGTTGTCAATATATGAATAAAAACATTGAAAATTGCTTGTGGTTATGGTATAATAAGAAGGTAGAAGTGGGTAGCCTATCAGTTCGAAATACCAAGTTGAACGTGCCGTGTATTTAGAGTGGCGTGTCAAAAGGTTCGAACTGCACATTTAAAGCTACTCCTTGCTCCCAATTAGCAAGAAATAACTTATGCGTTCAGCTTGGTTTTATGATATAATTGTAATAGATGACACGGATTCCGATTTTACGGAGTCTTTTTTTTGATTGGAGGAAATGTGGCTAAAAAAAGCAAGAAGAAAAAAGTTGGAAGACCTACAAAATATAATCAAAAATATTGTAGAGAACTCATAAAGTTTTTTAGCGTGAATGCAACAAGGGTAGTTGAAGATATACGTAAGCTTAGCGCCGATGGTGGTGATTCGGGTATTATTCAGCGACGAGTGGCGAATGAAATGCCAACTTTTGCGAAATTTGCACGAAAAGTTGGAGTTAACCAAGATACTTTACACGAATGGAGAAAGAAACATAAAGAATTTTCCGAAGCCTATAAGCAAGCAAAAGAGCTACAGGAAGAGTTTTTGATTAATATTGGTTTGAGTGGGGTGACGAGCGCAAGTTTTGTAATTTTTGCGATGAAAAATATTTGCGGTTGGCGTGATGAAAAGGATTTGAAAATTAAAGCTCAGAAAGAAAAGGATTTAAGCGATGCCGAGCTCGACGAAGCAATCTTTAGCTAATAAAGAACTGACAAGAGCAGATATTTTGCGAATTTGTGAGAAATATCGCCACGATAAGACTTTTTTGCGTAAAGTTTTAAGGGGAATTTTTAAGCGACCCGAAAATATTCATTTATTTGGTTGGTTTATTTCAAAAGAATATATCGAACTGGAAACACCGGATTTTCACAAGCAGATTTTGAGAGAAATTAGCGGCCAAAATTCAAGGGTGGCGATCTGTGCACCCCGTGGTCACGCTAAGTCGACAATTGTTAACTTTACCTATGCACTTTGGGCGACTGTTCAGCAAAAGGTGCGGTTTGGCTTAATTATCAGTGACACTGTGACGCAGAGTGTGGAATTCGTGAATGCGCTGCGTGATGAGATTGATAGTAATATACGCTTAAAGTGGCTTTATGGTGATTTAACTGGCGAACTATGGCGAGATGGGGACATTAAAACGGCAAGTGGTGTGCGGTGGACTGCCAAGGGTGCTGGAATGAAAATTCGTGGTATCCGAGACGGCTCAGCTCGCCCTGATTTGATTATCTTCGACGATTTGGAAAATGATGAACAAGTTGCAACGGCTTATCAGCGCAAGAAGTTAAAAGATTGGTTTCGAAAAGCTGCAATGCCAGCGTTGAGTCGAAAAGGGCGAATTATTATGATTGGAACAATTTTGCATTATGATTCACTTTTGCAGAATATTTTAGATGGTAAAGAGGGCTTTCGGAGCTGGCGAACTATGCTATTTTCTGCAATTATGAAAGACAAGAAAGGCGAAGAATTTGCTTTGTGGCCGGAACATATGAATTTGGAAGAGTTGAAAGCTTTGCGAGATGATCCGAACCACCCGAAATATGTGGGCTCAATTGTGTTTGCTCAAGAGTATCAAAATAAACCACTCAGTGAAGATGACTTGATTGTGAAGCCTGAAAATATTAAGTGGATTGACGAACTACCCGAAAATACGGTAATTCGAAGAACGGTTTTGGCGATCGACCCAGCTGTTTCGCAACGAGATACTGCCGACCCAACTGCAAAAGTGGTGGCAAGCTTTGATCAATTTGGTAATGTGTTTGTGCGTTATGTTGGTAATGATCGCTTTAGTGTTTCAGAGAACGGGGCGGATATTCAAAGGTTGAATGCGAGATTTTCGCCTGAAAGGATTGGGATTGAAGAAGGAGCGTTGGGCTTGGTATTTAAAGATTTACTAGCTGGACTACCACTGGTTGGATTAAAAGCTAATGCCGACAAAACTTCGCGTTTGATTAGTGTTAGTCGATTTTTTGAATCTGGAAAGATTTATTTTTTGCAAAACGCAAACAAGATTCAGGATTTACACGATCAGCTAATGGAGTTTCCAAATGGCGCTCATGATGATATGGTGGATGCGATGGTTTATGCAATTCGGATGTTGTTAGTGGATGGGCAGAAGCTGGTGAGTGCGGAGGATTTTGTTTTAAGTTAGCCGATAAAAGAGGTGGGAGAACTAACTAAAATTATATATAGTATGCTATAATTAGAGTATGGAAGAAAACAATATTAGTACAGTATCAAAGCGAATGTTATTTGCTATGTATCAAAAAGAATTATCTCAACCTGCGAGGCTATTCCGAATGTTGCAAATAAATTCTAAACATATAGGAGATACCAAAAATAAAGATTTGGTAGATGATATACTAGAGATAGCGGGCGGAAATCCATTGCGCGTGCTTCAAAGTATAAATTATTTATTGGAATCTGGATATCTCACTGCTGAGAGCGTAAGTGCAGCGCCATCTGGTGACTCTGCTATATTCCATGGTCTGCGGATGTCGGCTAATGGTATTGATTTCGTGGAGGATGTTGCTAATGGAGATAAGGAGAAAATGAAGCAAGTTGGGCTAGTTGTAAATGGTGATATGAATTTTTCACTTGAACTTGATTCTATAGTTAAGGCAGAAACTTCGGATCTTCTTGGAATTAAGAAAATAGCAGAATTTTTTACGAATAAAAATAATTAGTCAATCTAGCAGATATATGCTATAATAAAAACAGAATATACGGCTCATTACGAAAGTGATGGGCTTTTTCTGTTGGTTAAAAATAGGAGAAGAGATGTTTGGCAGAAAAAAGATTGAAGAATTGCAAAAAGAAATTGGCAGCACGATAAGTGGTAGCCTGATTTTTGGTGATTACGAACAAGAAATGAACGCTTGGAATCGAGAGCGGAAGATTCGAGATTATCGTGAAATGATGAAAGACCCGACAGTTGAAGGTTTGTTTAATATTGTCACGATGCCGATTTTAGCGAGCGAATATCAGATTGTGGCGGAAGATGAAAACGAAAACGCAAAAATACAAGCGGATTTTGTGCGAAAGAATCTTTTTGAAAGTAGCTTTAAGGGCGGAATTGAAACACCATTTGATCTATTTTTAGATGAGGCAATGTTGGCCTTGGCTGATGGTTTTGCTGTGTGGGAAAAAGTGTATCGCTTAAATAAAGATGGTAAATTGGAGCTTAAAAAACTAGCTCTAAGAGATAGTTTGAGCGTGGAGCTTAAAGCTGAAAAGGGTGAATATGTTGGAGTTAAACAGACTTTGGAAGATGGTGGAGTGGTGGAAATTCCAGCGTATAAAACCTTCTTATTTACTCACAACAAAAAATTTAATAGACTATATGGCCGAAGTATTTTAAACTCTCTTTATAAAAACTATGATAAAAAGCAAAAGTTGGAATATCTAGACTCAATTGCTCTACAAAACGACGCAATTAAGCCAAAGATTTTAACCGAAACGCAAGAACACTTGGGTGTAGGTTCGGGAGCAATGCGAAAGATTATTCATGCAATTGGCAAGTTTGGTAAAACTAATTCGGCGGTTAGCGTTCCCTTTGGTTATGATATAAAAACACTAGAAAGTGACGGTCGAGACCCACACCAGAGCATTGAACGCCAAAAAAGTGAAATGGCTTTTGCTTTCATGGCGAATTTTATGCTTTTAGGAACGCAAGGTAAAAGTTCGAGCGGAAGTTATGCATTATCGAACACGCAAGCCGGTATTTTTCAGATGAGCTTGCAGAGTATTTTGGATAAATTGGAGGCACACATTAACCAATATATTATTGCTGACCTGATTGACTTGAATTTTGCTGAACCACACTATCCGCAATTTAAATTTGCAAAATTAGATAAGTCTAAAATTGAGTCAATCTTTGAAATCTTTAAAAAGATGGTGGATAAAGACAAAGTTAGCGATGAAGTGGTTAAACAAGTTGAAGATGAGGTTGCAAATCAATTGGGTTTTCAAATTGAGAATAAAAAGCAGTTGAATTTGAGCGAAAATGAACCTGTTACTAAAATAGCACCGCCAGATAAGCATTTTTCAAACCTAGACAAGAAATGGCAAGACATTGAAAACCGTTTTTTAAACCAAAGCCGCACGATTTTTGAAAGTGTGGCAAAAGATATTAAAAATACAGGCAAAATCGAACTTTCGAAAGAATATAAAGACTTGCTAATTAGAACTTTTAGACAGGCCTATACCGAAGGCAAGATTTTTAGCGCTAATCGTGAAGGGCGAAAAGCTGGTAAAGATTCGCCGGAATTTTCTAACAACGCAAAAGAATATATAGACTGGATTTTTGAAAAGCAAGAGAATGACTTGAGACAGTTTTTGGAAGGCGAAAGCTGGAATGATACTTTACTTGCTGAAGATTCGAGCGATTTTTTGCGGAATTTGGCAACTGGCGTGCTAATTGAAAGTGTGATGAGCTGGTTTTTGAAACGAGCTAAACCAACGGCAAGTTATTTGGTTGGTCGAGGCGTGAATGCTGGGATCTATAGCGACTTTAAGCCTGATGATTTGATTGAATATTCGGCAATTATCGATGGACACACCACCGCTGGTTGTTCATATTTGAATAATAAAAGAATGACTTGGCAAGAATGGCAGAAAAACCCTGATATGATTCCACCACGCCATTTTGGCTGCCGTGCCACCTTGGTGCGTGTGGTTGAAGGTGGTGATGAAAGCGAAAATCCGGCGGACAAGAAACTTTTGAAGAGAAAAGATGATTTTGCAAAAACATCAAAGGGTGAGTTAATCGCTCGTGGCGAATTAGACAAGGACGAAACCAAAAAAGCAGGATTAGCAAGAATCCGCAACGAAGAATTTGTTTTACCAGAAAAAACTAAAATTCCACCCCAATTAGCTTTAAGTGGAACAAACCCAAACTATGCTAAAGCTCGAGAGTATCAAATAAACTGTCAGCGATGCGTTCCGACTTATGAAATGCGAAGAAGGGGTTATGATGTTGAGGCTTTGGGGAATTTGCGAGGTTCGGTAAAGTTGGGAAATGATCAGAAAATTCTAGAATTATGGGGTGCTTCTGATAAAGACTTTATCAAAAACTATGTAGAATTTTCTTCAAGAAAAGAATTAAAATACTCTGATGGCTCAAAGGATAATTTGAATAGGATTATTGAAAATATTGAACCTAATAGTCGCTATCAAATAGCTTGGCATTGGAAAGGTAAGAATAGTGGCCACACATCAATACTAGAAAAAACTTCTAAAGGTGTCTTTATTGTCGATCCACAGACTGGAAAAATATATAAAGCAAAAGAGTATCTGGGAAGAGATCTATTCACAAAAGTAAGGCTTTTAAGAATTGATAATCGCAAAATTAATGAAGATATGCTAAAATTGATTATGAAAGGCAGAAGATGATTGAAAAAATTCTAGAAGAAATAAAAAATGAATTCAATAATGCCAATGCTAAATATCTTGGTGAATTTGAGGGTAAATATTGTATTTCACTTTTTTATAAAAATGAAGAGTGGGGTGGATATAATACTTTTTATAGATTATATGATGAAAAAACCGGATTGCTTGTTGAAGAAATCGATGCCGAACCACAGCTCGATGACGATGATAACCCACGGCTTGAAATGCTAAATAACACATTTGACGCTTTCGGTATCGAAAAAGAATAATCCATAAAATAAACTCTTTACAACCCAAATTAAAACTGCTATAATAAAAACATAATATACGGCTCGCTAAGGCCGTATTTTCTTTTGCCATTTTTCAAAAAGAAACTCGCTACGACTTGAGCGAGCTTATATTTAAGGAGAAATGCATGTATATTTTTATAAATAGAGATTTGGAGATTCGGCTAAGTGAAGATTCGAGCCAATATAAGCAGTTTTGGAAACAGATTTGTAAGTTTGGCGAATATGTGAATCCGAACGGCAACGGAAAGATGATCCTTGACAAGAAATTTGCAGATGAAATGGTTGGAAATTTCAAAAGTGGAAAATATGGTGTTGTGCCAGTTCCGCTTGGCCACCCGAAAGACAGCATTGAGTTGGCGGAGTTGAATCGAGGTGAAGTTAAGGATTTGAAGATTACCGATGATGGAATTGACGCTTTAATTGAGATTCGGGACAATGATACTGCCGATAAAATCGAAAAACGACTAATTCCTGATGTATCAATGGGATTTAGTGAAGATTATTTGGATAAACGAACTGGAAAATATGTTGGCGCATTTTTAAAACACGTTGGATTGGTTGCAGACCCTTACATTAAAGGAATGGATCAATTTGTAGCGTTGAGCGAGAGTAGTGCAAGTATACTTTTCAGTGATAAAGAAATTAAGAAAGGAGAAGAGATGAATCTTGTAAAAATTAAGAACGACCGAGATTTTGACATCGAAGTTCAGTTTACTCTTAATGATGAAGAGAAAAAAGAGCTAATCAAGGCTGGTGAAGAAATTGAAGTGCCAGAAGATCAGGCTGAAGCTGTGAGAAAGCAGATCGAAGAAGCTGAAAAACCGGAAGAAGCTGAAACTGAAACAGAAGCTGAAAATGCTGATGAGCAATTGGCTGATGAAAATCAAGAAGATGACGAAGCTGAAAAATTACGAAAAGAGCGTGAAGAATTTGAAAAAGAGAAAGCAGAATTTGAACGCAAGAAAAAGAATTCTTCGGCTAAAAAGAAATTCGATCAGCTTTTGAGCGAAGGAAAAGTAGTGCCTGCAATGCGAGAAAACTTTATTGCTCTATCTAGCATTCAGGCTGATGTGTATTTAAGTGATGAAACTTCAAAACCAACTGATGTATTACTTTCGGAAATCTTTGAGAAGATGCCGGATATGCGACTATCTGACGAAGATGGCGAAAATAGCGCAAAAGCAAGTGATGAAGTTGAGCTAACCGATGAAGATAAGAGAGTTATTGAGAAATTCGGTTTAAGTGAAGAAGATTATAAAGAAGTAAAAAAGGAGAATCTATAATGTTTTATCGACAAAGTGGTGAAGTAATTTCAGCTAAATTTGGCGCTAATGAGATCAAAATAGGTCAAATTGTGACCGTAGATGAAACTGGCAATGCTAAAGCTGGTGAGGCTGGAAAAGATTTTTTGGGAATTGCTCTTGAAAATACAGCAGATGTAATTCGTGGAAATGAAGTGCGAATTTGCACAGAAGGTGTGTTTGAGCTTGGTAAAGAATCAGCTGTAGCAACTGATCTAGGAAAAGGTGTTAAAATTGTTAGTGCTAATAAAGTAGCTATAGCCTCAGCTCAAACTGATGTAAAAATTGGTCAAATCGTTGGCATTGTTAACGAATCTAAGGTTTTGGTTAAAATTAAATAGTTTTAAGGAGAAAGAAGATGAACGAAAAATTGAAGAATTTAAACTTGACAATTCAAACCGTTTTTAAAACAACTTCAAAAGAAGTTAAAGATCCATTGCAAAATGTGCTTTACGATGTTACTCCAACAAGTAGCTCGGCAGTAAATATTGCAACTGTTTCGAACGTTCCTGGAATGCGAGAATTTAAAGCAGAACGCAAACATGGTGTGGCTGAAGATTCAGTAGTTACAATCGTGCCTCGAACTCACGAAGCAACTCTTGATGTGAAGCGTGAAGATATTGAAGATGATAATATTGGTCGCGTTCCTGCAATGGTTAAAATGATGACAAGTAAAGCAAATCGCTATTACGGTTCGCTTGCTATTGCGGCACTTGAACTTGGTTTTACTGCAAAATTGAATGATGGTCAAGCGGTATTTTCTGCAAAACGTGGAAACTTGATTACGGGTGCACTTTCAAAAGAAACTTTCACAAAAGCTTATGATGCATTGCTTGCAATGACTGATAGCGATGGCGAACCAATTTTTGCAATGCCAACTCACTTGATTGTTGGAACAAAAAACCGTGCCGCTGCTGAAAAGATTTTGAAAGCAATGACTGGCGCAAATGGTGAAACTAATACTGACTATAAAGCGGTCGAACTCATTGTTGATCCACGAATCAGTGGTACAACTTGGGCGTTGGTTGCAGCAGGCGATGGAATTATGCCACTTACAATTGCTGAACGCGTAAAAGTTGGTGCTCCTGTAGCGAAAACCGACCTAAACAGCGATCGAGCTTTCGAAACAGATGTGTTTAGCTGGGGACTTCGTGGCCGATTCGACGCAGCATTTGCTGATGTTCAACGAATTGTAGCCTCAACTGGAAAATAAGCTAACTTTTGAAAATAGAATCAGCCAACTTGGCTGGTTTTATTTTGGCCAAAAATTTGATATAATAAAAAGGTAATAGACGGCTTTCAAAAGAGTCGTTTTTTCTTTTTTGTAAGCCAGAAAGGAATGAAATGAGTGATAAAAATTTTGAAAGTGTGCAAGCTATTTTAGAAGAAGCAGGGTTAATTCATCACCAGCAAAATATTAGTGCAGAGATTCAAGGAAATCATATTATTTTGAACGATGGAATTATTGCAGATTCAAATTATAACGATTTGGTTGATTTTGAAGATGTGGCCGTGTTTTGCGGTGGCGAAAAAATGGAAGTATCAAATATTGATGCCGAAAATGGCGTTATCGAACTGGCTAATAACTCAAAAAATGGCGAAATTGCCAATGTTAGCTATAATTATAGCAATGTTCGACAAGCGCTGGTGGAAAAAATCCGCGGTGAAGTACTAGCTGAAATTCGAAAAGTTTTAGCTATTAGTACGATAGAGCAAAATCGTGATATTGTAGGTTATATTGTGCGAATTTACGCCGCCGGAAAACTATTAGTGCGAGAATATGGCTTTAATCAAGAGATGGCCGATACAAGTAAAGATGGCTACCGTAAAATTGACCTCGCTAAAGCTGAAATTAAAGCTTTGCAAGAAACTGAAGAAGAAAAACGCACCGAAAATGAAGTTTGGAGTACGGGAGATGAAGATTTATTTGGTAAATATCGACAGCGAAAAGTTGAGGATTTCTAAATGAGTTTAATTCAATTTTCGATTGAAAGCTCTGGTGAAAAGGCAATTATTCGAGATTTTGAAAATCGCTGGAAACAATCTCAAAACTTGAGCAAGCCTCTTGAAGATTTTGCCAACTATTTTGAACGAGAAATTCAGCGGAATTTTGAAAGTAGTGGTTCAGGTTTCGGGGGCTGGGCACGAAGGAAAAAAGCTTACAGCCACCCAATTTTGCGAAAAACACGCAGAATGCAGAAATGTTTTAAACATACAACCAGACCGCAAGAAGTTGAGTTTACAAACTCAGCGTCTTATTTTAAATTCCACCAATTAGGAACACGAAAACTACCGGTGCGGAAGATGTGGGGTGTGCGTGAGATGGACTGGCAAGAATTAAGGCAGCAAATTCAAAAATATTTATTTGAGGAGAGTAGATAATGAATAATAATTTTTATAAAGACCCAATACTTGAACGGATTAAGGATATTTTAGAGAAAAACTGTGTGAAAGAATTAAAGGGGCGGTTTTATTTTGGTGAACCTGTGGTAGTGGCGAAAAATTCTTTACCACTTTGTTTCATGGAATATGTAGAGCAAAATGTGGAAGATTCGGCCGCATTTGAAATTACTACAAATTTAACCGTAAAATTAACCGTGGCGGTAGATCTAACTCGAGATTTAACCACGAATGCTAAAAATATTAATAGTTTTGCAACCTTGCATCGAATTGTATGCGGTAGAAATGAAAAGATGCAACTTTTGCCGGATTCGATAATGGGAATTTTAGTAAAAAACCAAGATGCCGGTTATTTGGGCGAAAGAGTGGCTTTGAACTTGGGCGAATCTGGCGTAAAAATGGAATATGGCTATGGCGAAAGGGGTGATGGAATCTTCACAAGAGAGTTGAGCTTGAGTTTTGGGGTAAAAATAGCTGAAAGCTTGACAAATTAGACTTAGTGGGAGTATACTGATTATGTATAAAAGCTAATTGGGAGTTAAAAAATGGAGCTTCTTCATAATATCATTGATATTTTATACAATATCATTACATTTATTTATTTTGTATTTTTCTGTTATTGTGTATACTTAAAAATTACAAAAAAAGACATTATTAAGCCTTTGAAAGCAATCAACCATCGTAAAAAATTATCTTTATGGATTGGGTTCTTTTTATGTCTTGCTCTAGCTTTTGCGGAAGCTTGGTCACGAGGAGCTTATAAATAATGCATAACTTTTTAATGTTTATATATTCAGTTAGTATTTTCTTAGGAATTATCCTATTACCTTATTTTATTTATTTGAAAGTTAGTAAAAAGCAATCAAAAATTAAATTTCTAAATTATAAATACCGAGTTGGTTTTGGGCTGATTGCGATAGCTTTCTTTTCTGCATTATTGATGTCGATACTACCCGGAGGGAAACCGCTATTTGTTCGAGATGATAACCAGAAAAACTTAACTCAGAAAAAAGACGAAGAGACAAAAACACTAGGAGAAAAGCCAAAAGTTGAAAGCGGTGTTGTTGGTGAAAGTTTATTGGCAAATGAAGAAATTCGGAAAAGTCCAACTTACCAAGTGCTAAAAGTGGTGGACGGCGACACGATTCATATCAGTTATAACGGTAAAGATGAAAAAGTACGCTTTATCGGTTTGGATACACCTGAAACTAAAGATCCACGCAAACCGATTCAATGTTTTGGGCGTGAAGCTACAGCAAAAATGACTGAATTTGCTGAAAATAAAAATGTTCGACTTGAATTTGATAGAACACAAGGTGAACGTGATAAATATGGGCGAATTTTAGCTTTTGTTTATAGCGAAGATAATAAAAACTTAGCCTATGAGATGATTCGACAGGGCTATGGTAATGAATATACTTACAATTCGAATCCTTACAAATATCAGAATGAGTTTAAGGAGGCGGCACGCAAAGCTCGTGAAGAGAACAAAGGTTTATGGGCGGAAAATACTTGTGCAGGTGATGCTACAAAGCCAGCAGGCACACAGACGCCTAAATCGCAACCCACTCCCACTACACCAGCACCACAACAATCTCAGGGGGCTTGTGTAATTAAAGGTAATATTAGTAGAAATGGTAAAATTTATCATATGCCTGGTCAAAAATATTACAACAAAACTAACCCTGAAGCAATATTTTGTTCAGAGACTGAAGCTCAAAGTGCCGGCTTTCGAAGATCAAAGGTTTAGCGCTTGCGCAAAAGTTAAATAATTGATATAATAAAAATATAATATACGGCTCAAACGGCCGTATTTTCTTTTGGTTTAAAATTTGGTTGGTTGGGCTTTAATTTTAAAAGGAGAAGAAGATGAATGAAGGCGCAATCGTTGGTCGAAAAATAGCTATTGGAATTAATCTAGAAGATACGAGGGGGACAGCAAAAGACCCAAGCTATTTTTATCCACAACTCGATTTTAGCTTTAAAGACACAATTGAAACTAAAAACAACGAGTCTGCATATGGCTCAATCGTAAAAAATAACTCGATTGATGTAATGAGTGTTAAAGGTGAAGGCTCGATCGGTGGAAAAATGTTTATCAAGGGACTTTACTACTTTTTAGCATTGGCCTTTGGTCAAAAACCTACAAAAGGTACTGTCGATGACGATAATAAAGCTAAGAAATATAATTTTGCTTTAAGTAATTCAAATAGTCACAGTTCGGCGACTTTAGCTATTAAAAATGACATTGAGGCGAAAAAATACACTTTCGCAATGCTTGATAGCTTTAAAATTTCTTGGCAAGCTGACGACTATCCAAAAATTGAGATGAACTTTATTTCAAAAAAAGGTGAGCGAGTAGCTAAAAACTCAATTATTGCAGGATACATCGACGAACCTGAGTTCTTGCCGAAAGATTTTTATTTGAAACTTGCTGATGATTTGACTGGACTTGCAACTGCACCCGATGTAATGCCAACAAGCTTTAGCTTGGAGTTTAAAAAGAACTTGAACACAGACTTTTACAAAGGTGATGTGAGTGAGATTTTCAACATGGACTTTGAAGCGAGCGGAAGCTTTGAACAAAAAATTCAGAACACAAAATACCAAGATGCAACCGTGAATGGAAAAAGCTATGCTTTGGAATTTGGCTTAATCGATGACCGCCATAAAGCTGGAACAAAAACACCAACAAGCTTGAAAATTCGTGCGGCTAAAATTGGAATTTCGAGCTATGACCCAAGCTATGGCTTGAGTGATTTGGCTACTGAAACAATCAACTTTGAAGTATTGAATGATATTAAAACTGGAAAAACTATTGAAGCTGAATTGATTAATAGCTTTGATTATTAGGAGGAATTATGCGAGATCAACGAATTGAATTAGAAAATGGCCGATATGCCGTGATTAGAAACTTTTTGCGAGTTCGAGACCGCAATAAATATCAAAAAGCATTGCTTTCACGCCAAAAAATCACACCTAAAAGCATTCAAGGCGGTGAGATGGAGTTTGTGGTAGAAGGCGACCAAATGATCGAAGCACAAGAGCTCGCTACTGAAATTTTATTGGTTGATTATGACGGCACAACTGAAGGAGCTTTCGACAAATTGATGGATAGCGAATTTGCCGAAGACTATGAAGCTATCTCGAAAGCTTGTAGTGAAGTTTTTGAGCGAAATAGCCAAAATTTAGCAAGCTCGCCCGAGACGCCAGAACTTACGAACGAAGCATAAATGCTGGTAGGGGCGAAGTGCCCGAGATGTTCATGATTGCTACAATATGTGAAAAATTCGGCTGGACTTGGTGGGAATATCAAAACCAGCCAGCCGAGTTTATTGATGCGATTAGAATTAAACTAAATATTGAAGCCAATTTTGAGGCTAAACAAATTGAAGAAATGAAAAGAAAGACTAGATAATGAGCAATACGATTACGCTAACGGTTCGAGCAGATACTAAACAGTTCGAAACTCTTATGAAAAGTGCCGGTAAAACCGTTGATGATTTTTCTAGGAGAAACAAACGAAGTTTGGAAAGTATCGCGAACAGTGCAAATAATATGGCTGGAAAAGTTCAGGGCGCGATGAAGCTACTGGGCGCTACTTTAGTTGGTGGAAGTTTTGGTTTGAATGCTTTCGTGAAAGAAGCCTCAACTTTGCAATCGGTGCGAGCTAGTTTTGAAAGCTTGACTGGATCAGCCGAAGGCGCTCGAAAGGTGATGGCTCAGCTTAATAAATTTAGTCTAGAGACAGCTTTTAGTGCTGACGATATTAATGCGGCAGCTCGAACTCTGCTCGGTGCTGGTGTTAGCGTTGACAAACTTGGCTCACGAATGAAGTGGCTTGGTGATATCGCCGGAGCAACTGGCGCAAATTTAGGTCAGCTAGTTTTGCCAGTGTCACAGGCTTTAGCTAAAGGTAAGCTTGATACTCAAGATTTTTACCAAATTTTGAATAGTGGCGCTGGAAAAGTGCGTGAAGTTTTGCAGAATGAGCTAAATAAACGTGGCCTTGGCGATGTTATGACTGCTCTATCGAAAGGTAAGGTTTCGGCAGAGATTTTGGAGACGGCATTAAAGAACGCTGCAAGTGAGGGTGGTTTTGCCTTTAATGGTGCGGCAAAACAAGCTCAGACTTTTGATGGGCGAATGAGTAACCTGCAAGAAACGATCAGCAATGTTGGCTTGGAGCTGATTGGCGTTAATAAAGCGACAGGTGAAATTGATCCAAATGGAATTTTTGCTCAAATGAGTGAAAAAGTTGAAAAAGCGACCAAATGGCTTGAAGAGAATAAAGAAAAGATTAAAGATGTTGCCCAGATTATCATTAATAATATTCAGCCAGCAATGATTACGCTCACAGCTCTGTGGGCGAGCTTTAAGGCGGTTGTGGTTGCTAGTGAAATTGTTGATGCTATAACAAAAGTTAGTGATGCAGTCGGTAAAATGGGCGATGGAGTGAAAAAGGCTGCAGCATGGTATCAAGATTTGAATAAGGCTCAGATTGCAAGCTCGGTTAGTGCAAAAGCTCATGCGGTAGCGGTAGGTCTTCAGACTGCAGCAACAAATATTGCAACTGTGGCACAAACAGCGTTCAACGTGGCAATGGCAGCAAACCCAATTGGCTTAATTGTTCTGGCAATCGCCGCGGTTGTTGCCGGATTGGTTTGGTTTTTCACGCAAACAGAAATCGGTAAACAGATTTTTGGGGAATTTGTGAAGTTTGTGAGCGGAGTTTTTGGAAATATTGTTAGTGTTATCTCAACAGTAGCTAATGCAATTATAGTGCCTTTTCAGAATTTTCTAGCATTCGTTTCGCCAATCTTTAATACTCTTTGGCAAATTGTTTCAAGCATATTTATTTTAATTGTTGCTTTAGTGGCGACCGCGATTGAAAGCATTGCCCAGCCTTTTATTTGGCTATTTCAGAATTGGCAAACAGTGTGGAATAATATTTGCGGTTTCGTTTCGACAATTTGGAATATGATTGTCGGAGTGGTTACTGCTTATATAGATACTATGAACGCAATCATATCAACTATAGTAAATGCCATTATGACAGTTATTTCACCAATCGTTAATTGGATAAATGATAATATTATTCAGCCGATTGCTAATTTCTTTTCAGGATTATGGAACGGGATCGTGCAGGGAGTAAGTGGGTTTATTCAGGGCGTAATGAACGTAATTTCACCAATAACTAATTGGATAAATTCTAATATTATCCAACCTGTTTCACGCTTTTTCTCAGGACTATGGAATGGGATTGTTCAAGGAGTAAACGGGTTGGCGGCTGGTATTAAAACCGTATTTAGTTCTATTATTGCGATTATTAAAGCACCAATTAATGCTGTTATTGGTGGTATTAACTCGATTTTCCGCACTTTGAATGGAGTTACCGTACCATCTTGGGTTCCAGGGCTTGGCGGCGCTCACCCGACCTTCCCAATGTTTCCAATGCTTGCCAAGGGTGGCGTGGTAGATAGTGCCACAATGGCAATCATCGGTGAATCTGGTAAAGAGGCGGTGATGCCTCTTGAAAATAATACTGGCTGGATTACTAATTTGGCTGGACAACTTGCTGAACGTGGCGGAGCTGGTGGCGGAAACACTGTAAATATTAGTGTGAATGTTGAAACTAAAGGTGGAGATTTTGAAGAAGCGGACGCTATTAATATCGCCAAAAAGATTAATACCGCTCTTAAAAGCCAAGGTTTAAGTTTTGATCAGATGGGAGCTTTGCGATGATAAAAATAAATGGAAATGAGATTTTAAAACAACCAACTAGCTATAATGACGATCCTGAAACTATTAAAACAGATAGTTTTGCGATTGACGGCACAATTGAACGACAAAAATATCCAGATAAAAAGCGCGTGAAGCTTAGTTATGATCGTGCAACTCCTGAATTAGTAAGGTATTTTAAAGACCTAGAAAATCAAGCTCAAATTACTTTTGAGAACAATGAAAGTGTTTGGGGATTGCTTAGTTTTACGGGATTAATTACTGATTTTAGTGTTAGCGAATATCGAAGGGGCGGTGATTTATTAACCGAGCTAGACGTAACGATTCGGGAGTTTTAAATGAGTCAAAATGTAAGCGATAATTTCATCAAAACCCTCAAACAACCTCAAAAGAGAACTGAATTTGTGGTTAAAATTGGCTGGAATAAGGAAATTCGAAAAGATGCAGGTTTCTTTGCATTAGATTCAAGTAAATTAGATAATAATAATTTTCTGAAAGGCTCGGAAGATATCATTACGCTATTTGACACTTTTGAATATAATGATGAGTCAAAGTTTGTTAAGAATTTTTCTATTTCTAGAAAAATATCCCAATATGCTTGGGGCGTGGTCTCCGCGAATGCGAAAATTACTCTAAATAATCAGACGAGGCGGTTTTTGCCAAATAACCCAGAGATTGGGGCTAATTTTAAGGCTGGGCGACCGGTGAAAATATTTGTTGGCTATAATGGCGAAATGATTTGCGTTTTTACCGGATTTATCGGTCGGCCAAAAGTAAACATTGTTTCATCAACAGTGGAGCTTGAAGCATTTGATGCGATGAGCTATTTTGAAACCCAAGAAATTCAACAAAGCTATTTTGAGAATCAGAAAATTAAAGATATACTAAAAGAAATTTTAACTAGGCGTGGTTTTAGTGAAAATCAGTTTAAAATTGATGATAATTTAACTAGAGTTTATCCGTTTTTGCTAACTAGCGAAAAAACAATGGGTGAACTTTTTAAAGAAATTGCTCAAAACGAAAACGCTTTGATTTATGCTGACGAAAACGGTATTTTAAACTTTTTACCAAGCGAAAAACTCGCTAAAAATAAAATCTCGTCTTGGAATTTTAGCTACTCAAATATGACAGAATTAGAGATTGCTGATTCAAAAATTATTAACTCCGTAAAAGTTAAAAGCTCGTATTTAAAAGAAGTTGGTTTTGGCACACCTTTTAAACTTGAAGGTGAAGAAAATTCAGTCGGTGCTAAATCGAAAGCAACCTTTTGGCTAAATTTAATTGAAAAAGCAAAATATGGCTTGATTGGCAAAAATATTGAGCCGACAGTTGTTTTTAAAAATTCAAAAGATGAAAATGGAGCGATTTTAAATGGCTTAAAAGTAACCGGTTATAGCTTTGGTACGAAATACAAGCTTGAAGTTGAAAATCCATTAAAAACACGCGCTTACTTGCATGATTTTATGATTCCTGGGCGAATTATTCAAGAGATCAATGAATCACCAGTTGTTGTTCAGAATATTCCGAGTATCGAAAAATATGGGCTTAACCCTGAAGAAAATACAGGACTTGCTGGAAACTCTATGGATTATGAAATAAAAATAAGTGATAGATACGGTGATAATCCTCAGCTTGCTGAAAGAGGTGTTGGTGGTGCAATGGCGGAAATAGGTGATGGAATCTTGCGAAATATGAGTGAGCCAAATATGCAATTTACTATTAAAAACTTTATGAGACCTCACTTGCAATTGGCTGATAGCGTGGAGCTGGAAATTCGTGATTTGGGTGAACGATATAATTGCGCAATATTAGGAATTAGTCTTGAAGGTGGAGTGGATGCAAATTTTAGACAAGGTTTGTATCTGCAAGCATTACCAAATATTAAGCTATTTATTCTTGACTCTTCGCGCTTGGATTCTGGAGAAATTCTTGGTTAGAGATGAAAAATGTGTTATAATGAAAATATAATAAACGGCACTTGAAAGAGGCCGTTTTTTTCTTTTGAGCGCTAAGATTAATTAGAGAAAAGGATAAATAATGTGGATCATATAACAATTGGTGAAATTGGTGGAATAATAGCTTTCTTGAGTGGACTGATTGGTGGCATAATAACACTTATCAAATACGCTAAAAATGGAATGAAAGAAATGCTTAAAGGGGAGTTTCAAGGTGTTAATGATCAGATAGCAGAAATTAAAGAAGATGTTAGCGAAATTCGTGATATTGGACATAATAATGCTAGAAATGGCAAACGGAATGAAATTTTACTGATGATAAACACTCAACCTGAAAAAGTCGATGAGATTGAGCGGTCGTATGAGGATTATAAGGCGTTAGGAGGTAATGGTTATATCGACAGTTTAATTGAAACTTGGCGAGAAGAATATGGCAAAAAAATGATAAAAGAAAGGCTTAAAAGAAAGGAGAAGAAATAATGGATAAAGTAATTGATTGGTTTCAACAAAGGCAGGGCAGAGTTAGCTATTCGATGGACTATAGAAATGGCCCGAATTCTTACGACTGTTCGAGCGCCATTTACCACGCATTGATTTACGCTGGAATTCTACCACAAGGTTTCCGCATCGGTAATACTGAAACAGAGTTCGTGGACTTGCCAAAATTTGGCTTTCAACGAATTGAAGCAGATGCAAACGGATATATCCCAACACAACGAGGTGACATCTTTATTTGGGGCAAACAAGGGTATACATTAGGTGCTAATGGACATACCGGAATATTTATTGATAACGATAATATTATTCATTGTGCGTATGCCTATAAGGGTATTCACACTGATGAACACGATAAATTAGCAGGCTGGAACAACGTTCAATATCTAACAATTTTTAGATATACAGGTAAACCACAAAATGCACCAGCTCCAGCACCACAACCTGAAGCAATTGATGATGTGATTAACATTGGTTCGTACTTTAAAATCAATTCAGCACTTCAAGTTGCCGAAGTAAATATCAATGATGGTCGAAGAGAGTTAAAAATCGATTCTCTTTGTCCAAGAGGTTTCACTTGGGCAGAAAATGGTATCCCAGCTAACTGGGCAGCCAAGGTTGATGGCGATGGTTATAAAATCGATGGTGAAATTAACGCAGGTGATTGGGTTAAAATTCAAGGTGCTTTTGTCGCTCTAGAAGTCGTTCAAAACGATGGAATGTGGTTTGCACGAGTAAAGCGTGATGGTATTGATGTATGGATGGAGTTGACACCCGTAACTGAAGTTTCAGCAGGCGACAATGGAACTATCGTTGAAAATCGACCACAACCAGAACCAACGCCAGCAGTGGAAACGCCAGCACCAGCACAACCAACGCCACCAGCTGAACCAGAAGTTAAGGAAGAACCGGAAGTGGTAGAAAATCAAGAATTGCCAACCACTGAAGAAAAACCGGCCGAAAACCAAGGGTTAACAGTTCAGAAAGAGGAGGAAAAAGATATGTCGCACAATTTAGAAAATAGCGGAAATGCTGAAAATTCTAAAACAGCAGAGAAAAAACAATTAATTCAAATTAACGCAAGACCATTAACAGAAGAGGAGTTAAAAATGTTGGAAGATTTGCAGAAAAATACGGTTGAGAATATCGCAAATACTGAATATGAGCCAAGGATCAGTGAAAAAGCCAAAACTACAGTGTATTTCATCGCTGACCTTGGAATTCTAACGAATATGCTTATTGCTACAATTTGCGTGATTCTAATTCCAAATGCAACGAAAGAAATTTTGGCGATTAGTGGCGCAATTGCTACGGCATTTGCAGGATTGAAGCCAATTTTCAAGCTTGGTGCAAAGAAATAGCTAGAGAATTGAAAAAATAAAAAAGAACCCAGAACGGGTTCTTTTTAGTAAAATGAACATCAAACTACTTTTAATCTTTAAATTGTAACATTATTTAGCTTCAAATACAACCTTTTTTTCGAACTTTTTATTTTGACGTTCGATTTCGTTGAAGGCATAGCCTAAAAGCATATTGATAGCCATATTTAATGATATGTTTTGATCTTTGGAAAGTTCTACAACCTTTTCGTATAGCTCGGGATGCATAATTCGTAGAGCTATTGGTTTAATCTCCATTTTACCCTCCATGGATGTGTTATTATATTATTATAATTATTGCAAGCCGTAAGCTTACCGACTAAGATAGGCAGAGAAAATGACAGCAAGCTGTGCGATTGGTATTCGTTACAGTGGAATGTTTTCGCACAAAACATTCATGTTGAAGTCTTTAGAAAGCTTTAAGGCGAGATCAGATAAAGACTTAAATTCGGATTCACCATAGCACAATATCTCGATAGATAGGGTGCTTTCGGTTTTTATTGTGACTGTAATAACAGTCAATTCAGTTAGCTTGCTTATTATTTTTTCTTGATCCTCAGGGTTTTCACCTATGAAGGTTAAGAATAAGCATTTAAAAGTACTTAATTTGTTCATGTTACTCTTTCTCTTAGCCGGGTTATTAAGCTTGCTGGCAAAGTTTCAATTCTTTTTCTCTGCCATATTTATATTATAACAAATATGAAACATAAAAGCAACACTTTTGTGATATTTTGTGCAATAAAATAACACCCAAAGGTGCTATTTCTGAAATACTACCCAATAATGAATAGAAACAACATGTTCTTTATAGCCGAGCTTCAGCCAGAAAGTCGCTGAAACTGGCGCTCGGGCTCTTTAATTATATCAAATTTCGCAAGAAAAATAAAGCTTATCGTTAATTTTTATCAACTAGCGAAAACACATAAATCACTAAAACAATCGCTAAAAAGTTCAGAATACGAAGTGTCAAATTGTCAGATAAAACCAATAACGCTAAATTTGATAGAAAACAAACTACTAAAAAGTTCTTTTTAAACTTATCACTCATTATATTCGCTCCTTTATTTCTTCTAAAATTTCATTGAATGGTTCTATAATTCTTTCAACTTCTTCAAATACTGCTTGTTGGTCAAATTCTACTTCAAAGAAATTATCTGGTGAATCAATATTGAGTTTCTGTTTAACTTCATCACTTACAAATATTGTTTTCTTAGCCATTTCTTTCTTTAAATGTGGATTCAACAGAGATTTAATTCTTTTATCGTCATATTTTTTAGCTTTATTCATATTTATTCCTATTTTTATACGACACTCGTTATATTAGGCTTATAACATATAACCCCGTGTTTTTTATACATATCATTCACTTCATCATCGTCATCAAATGCAAAGAGAATATTTTTAAAACCTATATGCTTTTTAATTAAATCTTCCTTGATTTGGTAAGCTGGTCGCCAGTCATTTTCTGAGCGGAGGAAAAGATTATCTTCATTAATACAGACATTTAGATTTGTTTCTAACCACCAAATTGTAGAACTTAAGCATTTTCTATTTCTTCCACTAACAAAAATAATCCTAGTTTGATCTTCTTCGTTAACACCAGTATAATCATCGAAATTTCCCAATGCTATTATTATGTCCGTGATATCCAATATTAGTCTGTCTTTCATTACCTCTTCACTGGAATAGAACTTGTCGTAATCCTTATTTTTACCTTGAATATATTTCAAGCGGTGCGAACAATCTGCTAGAACCCCGTCGATGTCAAATACTATGTATTTCATTATTGTTCCTGTAAAAATTTAATCGCTTCTTCTTTAGTGTTAAATCTTTTCATTTTTTTATCGCCTCTTGATAACATTACAATCCAAGCCATAAACATAAAACATAAATCAATTATTACATTACCGCTTAGCAGATAGTGGTTGAATAGCAGTAATGAAGCAATCGTTAGAAATGAAAATATATCTGCTAATATTGATTGTATAAGTGTTTCGTGAACTATTATAAAATTGTTTTTCATTATAATTTATCTCCTTTTATTTACGAACCTCAGCTATAATTACACCTGTTTTAGTCTCTCGAGCTTCAATCTCGAGATGCATGCCAGTTTTCTTATCGTCAATTTTAAAAATATTTTTGTTAGAAGAAAAACTCTCATCTATTTCTGCACAATTCATATATGCCTCAGCACACATAATCAGATATATTAATTCTTCTTGGTCATTATATCTTAGCCTTACTTCTTTCATCTCTTAACTCCTTCATATAACATTCTTCACATATTGGATAACCAAGTCCTATTTTGTTATGGATTGTATGACTGGTAAATGCCTCTCCGCATCTTATCTCTTTCTCACATTCTGCACATTTTATTATCAATTCCATGTCGTGGGAGATTAAAGGGCAGTTATCTGGTAATTTGTATTCTTCATATGCCTTCTTTTTAAAATTCCATTTTTGAGCTTTCATTATTCTATCTCCTTTGATAATCTCCTTTGATATTATTGAGGTAGGGCAGAAACATTTGAAAATTGCTTATGATCGTGTTAAAGGTGCTTGTTTCTGCTAAAACCCTCAAATCTGAACATAACCTTTGTGTATAGAGACACTTATACACAAAAACCTATTATTATAATTACAACTCTATTAAATATTATTTGTAATGATTCGTTATGCTCAGGTTCGAGGGGCGAAATTGCTTTCGCCACTATTATAAATTTATTACATATTATATTTTATAAAGCATTTGCCCAGTTTAACGCCATATGACAGGGCGGAGGACTATGAGGCTTTTTTATTTTGTCCCTTATATCTAAAATTTTTACCCATTGTTTTAACAAATGTTTTAGCTAAATTCTTTGTCGGAAACTCATACTTGGTTTTAACAACGCCATTCTCATATTCAACTACGATATAGGCAAAGCTAGGGTTAAGACATTCACTGTTCATAAGTCAGATAAGTCTTCCATTCTTTGGGGTGTTTTTCGAAGCTTTCTTCAAGTGCTTCATAAGATTTAAAATATATATTTGCAATCTTAGTTATATAATTCACACTCCACTCTGGTTCATGTTCTTTAAAATTCCAATAACCATAATATTTAGGTTGTTCTTCGTCTTCCCAGTCGGGTTTAAATCCTTTTGCGTCTTGCTTGATGGTTGCTCTTGCTTTCAGATATGAAAGACAATCTCCAGCTTCATCTCGGGTTTTGAAATAGTTGCCAAATGTTTTCCTGTGTTGTTCGAGGTATTCGTCTTTTTCATTTGGCTCTACTCCGTCCACGAAGCGATCGCTGGTGATGTAAAAATATTCAAAGCCTTCGTCGTATTCGTCCATTTCTTATTCCTCCTCGTCCGCCTCGTATTTGTCGGCGTTTTCTTGTATCACTTCAATCAAGTTTTGGACTAATCTTTTAAGAAAGTTGCAATCCATTCCCCACTCGTCGAGATATTCTGTCAATTCTTCGGGCGTCATGTCCGTAAGGTCGACTGTTTGATATTTTCCGTCGCGTTTTATTCGGGTATAAATTCCCGAGAGGTTTCGTTCTTGTGGTTTTTTAATCATTTTATTTCTCCTTTACCAATTAAATTTACCGTCCGCCATCACGAAGTAGTAACATACACCCGATATAGATACAACTACAGCTAGGAATACTAACCACGAAATTATTTCGGCGGTTAGAGTTCCTTGTCTTATCGATTCTAATAACTCGTCGAGGCTCTTGTTATGGACTAGAATATTATCATTTAGCCCATTTTCATTAGTTTCAGCATAGAAAGACCCCGAAAGCTCTTTATCTATAACCCTAAAAACATATCTCTTTTTTCGTTCCCAGAACCCGACTGGGATTTCTTTTTTCTCAGCTTCATGCTCTAAGGCTGAAAAATTAAACTTAGATAAACTATAATCTCGATCTCGAAATATGACAGTGTTAGAATTTTTAGTTTCTCTTGACACTTCGTCCCATGAATAATATGTATGGGTTTGGCATTTACCTTTGCTATCGCAAGTAGTATATGTATGAGGGCGATATTCTTCAAGAATCCTAATAATTTTCATGTATTCACCATCAAAATTTTCAAATTTAACAGGATCTTTGGTTTTAAAATTACCAGATGAAACAATTCGACCTTGCCTAGAATCTACCGCATAATTGAATTTATTATTATCTTCAACTCGAACTGCAGTATTATATTTCTGTATTTCAGAGTTAGCATGATCAATAAATATATTTCTCAGGATGAAGCAGCCGAAGATAGCGACTGCTCCAATAAATATTCCAAGTGATATGCGATGCCTATCGCTTATCATCGAAGAGATTCCTTGCTTTTGAATTATCTACTTTATAATCAAGATATTCAAATTTCTGTGTTTCATAGCCAGATAGCCCTAACCAGACGTTAGTAGGGAAGGAACGAACATTTTTATTATATTCCTTGATCTCGTTATTATATTGTTCACGATAACTTGCTAAGCGATTTTCTGTAATGCTAAATTCGAGCTGTGCAGTTTTATAATTTTCTTGCGATTTTAATTGCGGATAATTTTCGACAACTGATTGAATCGTTAGTTGAGCATTTTCGATCTTGCCACTATTAGCTTGAGCTCGTGCTTCGGTGATTTTAGCTAAAGTGCTTTCTTCGAATTTATTATAGCTTTTTACAGCATCTACTATGTTGTTGAACAAATCAACTCGGCGCTGTTCTTCCTTTGAAATATTAGAAAGGGAAGTTTTGACTGATTCTTCGAGTGAAATTGCGCGGTTTCTAGCTGACGAAACAATTCCAACAGTTATTAACACAATAGCTAGTATTATGCCAATAATTCCAGCTGCATTTAGTAGTGATGCTTTAGTTTTATTACTCATATTTCTCCTTTAATTTACTTTTGGCAATTAACCGTATCGTTTAATTTAGCTTTAGTGCTTTTGAGTTCAGCTTCTGAGCCGATAAATAGCCCGAATGCGCCTGAAAATAGTAGCAGGGCGATGATCGCAATCGCTCGCCAAGCTGACATTTTAAATTTCAAATCTTGCATAATTAGGTGCTGAATATCAGGATGTTTCATAATCGTCCTTTCATTTTTAGTTATTAAAATTCGACTTTCTTTGGTTTTGGTTCGCCAAGATATTGCTGAATTTCAAAAATTGCCTGTTCATATCCAATCACGAATCTTGCACGATAGCCTTTTTTACTTAATTCTTTAAGCATTTTATCTTGCTCGATTAAATGTTTATTCTGCCTAATTTCGCCATTCTTCTTGAAAACAATAACATTTTCAGCTTTAATTTCGAGAAATAGGCCACTGGCTAAAATATTGCTTTCTGCAATGAATAGATCCGGCCAAGCTCGTGATTTTTGAAATTTCTTGTGTTTCGCCGCTTGACCTGGGCTCATTTTCATACCACTTGAGAAATCTGTGCGAAATAGCACGTCGGGATAGTTCTTGCGTAGGTAATCGCAAATCTTAAGGTGCAGATTTTCTTCAGTTTTTCTCATTAACATACCTTAACTCCTCATATCTTTGCCATTCTGGCGAAATAATATTAACTTTAATTTTAACTACTCTAGAAACACCATTAATTAAAATTTTCATAATTCTTCCTTTTAGATTTCAGCCCTCCAACGGACACAAGGCTCATAACCACGAAATAATCGCGGCGAGCTACTAATAAGGAGGTGCTCGACTTTTTTCTGCAGCTCTAAACCACTTGCGAAACCTGTGCCCATTGGAAGGCTAAACTTATTTTTTAAAATCCTACTGCTCGTCGATAATCATCAAACTGCTGTGAACGCTCCATACTATTTTCTTTACATTCTTTGAGATATTCATTATAATAATCGTTTTGCCAATCTTCGAAAGGGAAGTCTTTAATGTCCATTTTCTCAGCAAGACCATTACCGATTTCGTAATATCTGCAAAATTCGTCAAAATCCATATCTTCAAAACCATCTTCGTAAAGATTGCGATTTTCTAAAATAATATTTTCCAGAAAGTCACGGATTAATTTTTGATCAAAATTCATAGCTTAACTCCTTTATTAATTTTTCGCTGTTCCTTCGCAAGAAATCTTCGCAAATTTGCCGATCTTCACAGTTCATTACATATTGCAGCATTTCCGCTTTTAAAGGGAGAGCGAGTTTTGAACTGAAAATTTCTTTTAACTCTGTGATATCTGCAGTTGAATATTTATTAAAAATTTGACTAATTACTGTTCTGAAATTCATTTTTGATCCTTTGTAAAAAATGTTCGTTGGCGATTTTGAGTCATTCTTTGCACACGAGCTGCAATGACTTTTTTAATTTCTTGCCGCGTTTGAGACGGCATTTTTTCATAATACTTAGTCACAAATTCTCGTATTTCGTCGATTTCGAACTCTTCGAAGACTTCTGCCACTTGGCGTTCATCTTTCATTTCTATCAGCTTTGAGCGATAGGCGGCGACATAGTCCGCCCACGCTTTCGCTGAATGATTTTCTTTATAAAATTGATATGCCAATTGTTTAACTAATAGGTATTCAGGTTTTGTCATAGATAGAATCCTTGTAGTCGTTCAAGATGATTAGCTCGTGGATCTTGATAAAGCATATCGCCGTTTCCGGTGAGCATTTCTGCGCCAGTTTCGTCGAGAATAATCTTACTGTTTAGCGAATTAGTAACACTAAATGCAATTTTGGTTGGAATATTCGCTTTAATCAAGCCTGTTACAACATCGGCACTTGGCCTTTGCGTTGCGAGAATCAAGTGAATTCCTACCGCTCGAGCTTTTTGCGCGATTCGAATAATCGAACTTTCTGCACTTGGTATTCCTAAATCTGAAGCTTCAAGGATTGCTTTTTCAAGCTCTTTCATTGCTTTTTTCTGTTCCTTAATCGTTTCTTTTTCAAGCTCTGACATTTTTGGGTTAATTTTCAGATCTTCAAGTGATTTTACTTCTGATAAATCAAAATCTTTATTAAAATGAAGAATCGTTTCGATCATACCTTTAATATTCAATTTAAATTCTTCGCGCTTATTGCCAGATGTCATCATCAGGTCGGCGAATTCATCAATTACGCAAACGATTCGCGGCATTTTGCCTTTGTAATCTTCGATTTTTCGAACGCCAGCTTTTCGCAAAGTTTTATAGCGAGATTCCATTACTTCCACTAACTCCGCAAGTGTTTCTTGTGCATGAATTGGATTAGTAATGATCGGTTTCATTAAATGCTTACTATCTTCATAAAATCCGAGCTCAACTTGCTTTGGATCAATTAACACGAGTTGGAGTTCGTCTGTCGAAAGCTGTTTAGTGAGAGATTCGAGAATCACATTTAGCATTACTGATTTACCAGAGCCAGTCTGTCCAGCGATCAAAAGGTGAGGCATTTTGGTGAGGTCGCCGTAGTGAGTTTCGCCGAAAATGTCTTGGCCGAGCGGAATTTCGAAAGTGCCTTTTTTAAGCAGAGAATCGTCGAAATCTAGAACTTTGCGCTCAGGGTTTGGAATTTCCACACCAATGAGGTTTGTGCCGTAGATTGGCGCAAGCACACGAACCGATTTTGCTTGAAGAGCGATCGCCAAGTCATCAGCACGTGAGCCGATATTCTTCATTGCAACACCACGGTTTGGGCGGAAGGTATAGCGAATTACGCTCGCGCCAGTGAAGGTTTCGCCAATTGCGCCACCGATTCCAAACTCCAAAAACTTTTTAATGATCAGGTTTTCGTTCGTTTCGCCGTCAGTTTCAAGCAGATCAACGGTTGTATTTTTCTCGCTGAATTTTTCCGCCACGTTCATCTTGCGCTTAATCTTAGCTTTATCAAATCCAGTTTCGATATTCGCAAGAACTTCCATTGATTCTTGTCCGTTTAAAATATCGCTCGGGTTAGGGAAGAATTTAGCATTGTCATTATTGACATAATCGAAAACGTTCGTGATGAGTTTTTCGGTTGTTGGTAAGAACTCGAGCAGGTCGTTTCGGGAATACTCGAACTCGCGAATTTGCGGCGAACCATCTCGATTTTTAGTTTTCTTGATTTCGATAAAACCAACGCTTTCAATTTCTTTTTTGAGAACTTTTTCAGCTAAAACTAGATAAATTGAGCCTTGAAGTAGATATTTGTAGTTCTCCTGATACTCCGGATCGAGTGGATCGTTAGTGGCCGATGAGTAAAACGAAACTGTCTTGTAATCTTTAAGCTTAATTTTATCTTCACTCGAACCTTTAATGATTAAGTCGATAATCCCAACCATTGGCACTTTCGAAATCTCAGCTTCGAGCCGTTTTTCAGCATCAATAACTTCGAATTTTGGTGCTTCCTCAAAATAAATATTGAGCGAATCGTTAAATTCTTTAATCATTTTTTCACGACTGCCAGTTTTTCCGTAGTCGATTTCGTAATCACTGGTTGAATTTATTTCATCAAGCCCAGCCGCAGCAGCTTCGTCAAAAGTTCCGCCTTTGTAGTAAATCTCAAGAGCTTTATGAAAAGCTTTACCGACTACCATCGATGGGCTCGAAGGATTATCATAAACCTTCGCAATGTAACGCTTTTGAAATTCAACCTGATTTCGTAGGAAGGTCACAAGAGCAGAATAACTTAAGTGATCAACTCTATTCATTGATTTTCTCCTCGGTTTGGTTAATAATTTGTTCGTCTTCGCGCGAAATTTCTTCTTCAATATAAATTCCAGAAATATCGAACGCTTGGCGAATTGCATTAGCTTCAGCACATTTTGTGAGCATTACAATTGGCATTTTTGCCCAGTTGGAAATTGGCTCACCATTTTTATTAGTGCGAACAAATTCATCATAGAAGGCAGTGTAGCGTGTAAATTCTTGAATCTCACCATTTATAAGACCAAAAACTGGCACGGTTACGCTCTCAAGTTTTCCTTCAGCGTTTTTTGAAATTGCAGCAGTTCCGGTATGTGAATAAATTCCACCACGGCGCGCTAATTTTCGCAGTCCGTGAATTGAGACGATTGGCGTAAGCTCTTCACGCCCAGTGCTTGAATTCCAAACATAGGTTGCATAAATTTCATTCTTGAATGGGTTAACACCAAATTGTCCAGCGATAATCATAAACTGTTTCAGATCATCAAGAGGGCGGAGTTGTTTTTGTTTATCTAAGCCTAAAATTGAACGGTGAACTGATACAAGTAATCGCTCTTTTGCTGAGCGTGAAGCTCCGTCTTCAAAAAGATTTTCTGCAAAAGGAACTATTTCACCATAAGTTTTTCGCCGTTTTTGAACCGCTTTTTTACGTGCATCTTTTTCTATGTCTGACATTATTTACAAATCTCCATTTCATTGATCATTTGCCATTCACAGTTGTGTTCTTTTTCATAATTTCGATATTTTTGCCATCGATATTCTGAACCAAACCAAGCAAGAGCTACCAGTCCGACAATCATAAAGAATATTATTTTTTTAAATTTTGTTGTTTTTGCGTGCATTTTATCTCCTTAATTTTATTATTTTTGATTTTCGAAAATGTTATCTGTCGCCACTATTCATTACTTTCTTGGCCGTTTTCTTTTTCGAAATTCAAACCTTGATTTAACTTTGAAATTTCTGCAAAACCCCGTTCGCAAAAATCTCATTTGTAAAATCAAGAAGCCCCATGGATAACGCACAACCATGGGGCTAATTTTGTAAGCTTAGAAAAGATGTGCGTTTTTTAGAGTTACATCTTTACGCTTATGATGTTATATGGTAAAATCTAATACTCGAAGAAAGTAGTCTCAAGGTTAACGAGCTATATAGCTCGTTTTTATTTTAAAGAGAAAGGTTAATTTTGAATATATATAAATCTTATAAATATTGGGAAGTTCTGCATTTATATGAACACATTATCGTGGATGGATTCCGGCGAAGAATGCATGAAGGAGGATGGGTTTATTTTGAGGACTATTCGGTATTAGGCTTCACTTGGCATAATAGCGGGATTACTGAAATATCTTTAAAGTCGAAAAATGAAAATATATATTCAGAATTTGAAAAATTTATGGATCAAAACTTGCAGATTGAAGATTGGGAAATTGAAAAATATGCTAATCAAATTTTTGCGGAAGAGCAATCTTGGCGATTTGATGATGATTTTGACTTGAATAAAATTCGCAAAATGTTGAATGAAATTCATGCTTCGAAATATTTTTTCGAAAAGCCAATTTTAAGATTTAAACCTCACGAAACGAGCGCATTTTCTTCGCAATATCTTTCGAAGCCGAGAAATCGGCGCGATATTTTGCGAATTTCGGTTGAATCTGAAAATGCTAAAACCTGTGATTTTTTGCTTGAAAATCTTTCACGATTCATTGGTTTTAGTTTTGGTTTTTATCACTTTAAAAATCGGGATTTCAAGAATTTTCGAACGGGATATTTTTCAATTGGAACTTATTCGCACCGTGATGTTTTACGTGATTTCGACGAGCGGATTTTGGATGAAATTTCAGATTTTTTGCGTGAAGATTTTTCGAAAACAGTAAAGAGTAAATATTTTGAAAAGTCGAAAGTTATAATTCGTTTTAACCAGCGAAAAGAAACACTAAATCTAGATATTTTAAAAAACTCTTGACGACATACGTATATCTGCACTACAATTAGGAGCAGAAGTTTCGATTAGTGTTTTACTAGGAGGCAAATATGGACGAAATAACTGCAAATATAGAAAAGGAGTTTGGCATAGAGTTAGGTCCTGTGATAGATAGGTATTTTGACAGAGATATGCTTGACCAAAGTATATATTTTTTTGAAAAATATGCTTTAGCCATTACTGATTATTTTAGCGGAGACGGATTAATCTTTGCTCTTTAAAGTATAAGGGGTCATTTTATGAAAGAAATTACAGATTTTTTAGATCTAATAAAACCAAAAAATGACAGGGAAATGTTTTTGGCATTGATTTATCTTGTGTTGATATTTTTCGAAACGGATAACTACGAAGGTATAGAATATCTTTCGAAAGATTATTGCGGGCGAATGATTTCTGAAGGGCAAGGATTTTCTAGTTCTGATAATAAATTTTCGCCAAGCGTGGTAGAATTTGGTGAGCTAACTAGCTTTATGCTTGAAGATATCGAAAAGATAAAATCTGGTAAAATTACAAAGAATGAAGCGAGAAAAGCTATTTTATACTATCTAAAGAATTATATTTTTAACACTTCGAAAAAAGATAATTAA